CATATATTGAATGCGAAGTCAGGTGGTGGTCATGATGAGGAGATTAACAACTTTTCTCTATTAGATGGACATAAGGATTATCACAGCTATGGATACGACGATGAAGACACGTTTGACAAAGCGAAGTACACGAAGGTCTGGAGAGTATACGATAAGGTTACCAGACGGCTATTACTCTTTAACGATAAGAACTGGTCGTGGCCCATTTGGGTTTGGGACGACCCATACAATCTCACTAACTTCTTCCCCGTCTGTTGTCTGGAGTTTTATACCGATCCCGAGGGCGACTATGCTCGATCCGAGGTGATGTATTATCTCGATCAGCAGGATGCGATTAATGAGATAGCCTCTGAGCGTAGGAGAGCAATCGCATGGACACGTAAGAACCTGTTCTACGATATCGATGCGATCAAAGACCCTGCTGTCGTCTCAGCATTTCTAAGTGGTGCAGAGAAAGGTGGAGCAGTTGGTGTGAAGGTGCCTGATGGAAAGAAGATGCAGGATCTAATCTTCTCTGTACCTCCTCCATCTGGTCAGTTTATGCAGCTCTTTGATAGTCAGCCTTATTTACAGGCCATCGATCGCGTATCATCAGTTACCAACGTAATGCGAGGCGTAGAGTATAAGACTAATACGACTAATAAGGCCATCGAGTCATACGAGTCACAAACGCAGACACGCCTTGATGAGAAGATCGATCAGATTGAGGAGTTCATTGGTAACGTGGGTGCTACGTTGCTGGAGCTATGTGTAAGTAAGATGCCTCCTGAGATGGTTGCTGCACTCATAGAAGATAAGATGGGTCAGATATGGGGAGCTATGACACCCATGTCTCCATCTGACTTCCAATCGAAGTTCTCATTACGCATGGTGGGTGGTTCGGCACTCAAGCCAACTGCTAGAGCGAAGAAAGAAGAGGCTGTACAAATAGGCCAGGTACTCGGTCAATTTGGCAAATCAGTACCAGCATCGATACTGGTGATGATGCGCGTATTCGAGAGAGCATTTGATGAGATCGTTATAACAGAGGAGGATTGGGCACTCATTCGAGCATCGATTGAGAAGCAACTTGCACCTGAGCAAGAACAACAGCAGGGTGGTGGAGGTGACCAACTTGCTGAAGTTGAACAACAGATAAACCAACTACCTCCACAAGCCAAACAGGCTCTTGGAATGGCAATGGCGAAGGGTGTACCCATCAGGCAAGCGATGGAAGAGATAATGATGAAGGTACAACAAGGACAGCAGAACAGAGTTACCGAGATCGCAAATCAATCTGCGACACCGAAGCAACCATCAATCAATAGAGGACAGACAAATGGCGCCCCGCAGGGAGTCCCTCAACAGTGAGATCGACGATCAAGTACTAAATGATGTACCGGGTCTTGAAGAAGATACAGGTGGAGATGCATTTGATAGCGTACAGGATGCTGGTGATGATGGTGTAAACGAACCAGCACCACAACAGCAACAGCAAGACCCAACACAACTACGCCAGCAAGATGAAGGTCAAGTTCGCTACGATCAAGCTGGTAATGTAATCGATGCACGGGGCAATATAGTAGCTCCTGCTGGTCGTGGTCGTAGACTTGATGAGCAGAATAGACGCTATCGTGGATTGCTTGATGCTAAGGAGCGCGAGTTACAACAGTTTAAAGCACAAGCAAGCGAGGCACAATTCCTTAACGGGGCACCTGCGAAGCTCGGTTTAAATACCGATGAGACTGCCGCTGCCCTTGACATGATGGCGCTTTTCAAGAATAATCCTGCGCAGCTAGTCCAAATCGTATTAGCTGAAGCATCTGCTAAAGGTGTCGATCTAAATAAACTACTCGGTCAGAACATGGGTGCTGTTCAGACCGATGCCATTAGGAAAATGCTTGATGATCGGTTAGCTCCTCTAGACAAGATCAATAAAGAGCGAGCAGAGAACGAACGAGTCACTCAAGCAGTCCATACCAGATATAATACGTTCCTTTCTAAATACCCTGACGCTGATCCGCATCAGGATGCTATCGCGAACTTAATGCGAACTCAGGGCCTCAATGAAGTTGAGAGCTACTTTAGGGTACGCGAGTTCGCGCTTCGGAATGGACTTGATTTCAATAGTCCACTAGGCCCGCAGCTTGCTCAAGTTATGCAACAGCGTGGTCAGCCGGGGCAACAGGCATCTCGTCGTCGTCCAATTGTTAACGGTAGACCACCGAGTAACGGGATGACAGAGCGGAAAACAGAGGTCGCTTCACCAGATCGTTCTTATGCATCGATCATTGATGAAGCACTCGCAGAGTCAGGATACCAAGGCTAATGTCAACACTCTCAACTGTTCTTAGCTCAACTCTCACGAAGTCGCGTGGGAAGTTGATTATGGCTGCTGTTAAATCCAATGCATTCGTAGCATGGGCAATGGCTACCAATCGCGTCGAATATGAAGATGGCGGTTGGGAAATTACTAATCCTCTCACGGTTGGTCGTAATCCTAACGTGGGCACTTACGAATACTACCAGACACTCCCAGTAAATCAGACGAATGAGTTTACGACTATTCGTTATGGATGGTCGCGCTTTGCTGGTACGGTTATTATCAGCGAGCAGGAAGAGGATGAAAATAGAGGACGAGCACAAATCTTCAAACTGATGAAGGCGAAGATGGAAGTGCTTGAGGAGTCGATTAAGGAGCAGTTCTCTGCTTATCTCTACGCCGCTGGTGGTGGTACTGATCCACTCGGTTTGGCGTCTCTTATACCAGACGATCCCACAACGGGAACGATGGCTGGTCTTAGTCGCGCTGCTGAACCTCAGTGGCGTACATCTTCCTACGACTTCAATGTCGGTGGCATTGATAGTACGAATATCGAGGAAGCCTTTGATGACGTTCTAATGGACCTCACTGTTAAAGGTGAGAAGCCTGATATCATCCTGTGCGGACGTAATCTCTATCGTATTTACCGCGCAGCAGTACGTGATAAGATCACGATTAATCTGAGCGAGTCGAACAGCGGCAAGAAGATGATGGACTTGGGCTTTAAAGGCGTAAGTCATCAATCAGTGCCGATGATGTATGATGAAGACTGTCCTGTTAATAAGGCATACTTCATCAACTCTAAATACCTACGCCTCCATGTACTCAAGCATGTGAACATGAAGGTGAAAGACCTTACCGCGCCGTGGAATGTGGATGCAAACGGATCGCGTGTAGTGTGGCAAGGACAGTTCTGTCTTTGGAAGGCATACCGCACTCATGCCGTTCTCATTAACGAGTGAGATAGATGGCACAAGCAGTACAAAATCGAGTCGATAAGCCCGTACCTAAATTCATGGTAGAAGAAGGTGGGCCGTATAAGAGACGAGTCGCTACTTATGACAAGGAGAAGCGACTCTTTAAGTACACGGAGATCGAGGAGCCTACTAGCTTCATCCTCAGATTTCCTAAAGGCCACTCTATCCGAGTGAGAACCCGTGCAGAAGTTGAGCGTCTTGTTGGTGATCCTGAATACGTCGAACTCATTGATCTTGAAACGAGTGATGTAGTCGGAGCAGTTCAACGACCGCTCAAGAAGAAGGGAGATAACTAATGGCGCAAGGTGTAAACTCACAGCACTTTGATACTTGGAACCAGCAAGTCAATATGTACGTGCCTGATGCTCAATTCAGTCAGGATATTGACTACGTGACTGGTGAGTATCGTGCTGATTATGGTGCGGTTCCTACTCTCAGTGCTAACGGCATTCTCGCTGGTGGTAACTGGGGTGTTGCTGGTAATACGAATACGTTCGTTACAGACTATCGTTCGAAGATGGGGCCATTCGGTCGCCAGCTTTCGTTCGTCTCACTCGCTACGGCTGCTAACGTAGTCACGATTAATGGTCGCGATTATATGGGTCAGCCTATTCGCGAGGTACTTACTCTCAATGGTGCGACTGCGGTTAATACGTTGAAGATTTACCGCAGCATTGATACGCTCAGTTGGACTGCTCCTAACGGTGCGGCTACTACTGTTAACATCGGTTATACTGATACTCTCGGTGTGCCGTATCGTACAGTAGCAGTGCAGAACTGGCTCGAAGATGGTCTTAGTGCTACTCCGGGTACTGCTACGTATGGTGCATCTAATAGTGTACCGCAGACAGCAGGCAGCAGTGATCCTCGTGGTGGTGTTAAATTCACATCCGCCTCCAACGGTGTGAAGACATTCTCCTTGATCGGTCTTGCTGATCTCACTGAACTCTATGGTATCGCTCACTTCGCTGGTTAATAGTGATGGGATCGTTTATACGTATAAGCGATCCCGTTACTCTTGGA